CGCTACCAACAGCTTCAATATTCTTACGAGCCTGTTGCTTCTGCTCGAAAGTGAGTTCCTGCGCAGTATACAACACAGCGTCGGGCGAGCCGCTGGCCGCCACCGTACGGGCCACGTATCCCTTTGTCGCTGCATAGTCGTCCGTGCCAGGGCCCGTCGGGGTGCGAAGATTTGCAATCGCTACTGGCGAGTTTTCGTTGACATCCTCGAATCTGATTCCTGCGTGTTTTTCTCCGATGCCAATCGTGCTCAGATACACACCGGCCGAGGCCGTTTCCCCCTCCTTGCGAATCATAACCGGCGAGGTAAGGATTGGCCCGATCGCACATGGAGCGTCGATATTGTCTCGCGCTTGAGATTTCTGCCCCTCAGTAAGTGTCTGCGCTGCTCCATACCGGACTGTATCTGCGGCAGTCCCGTCGAGCTTCGTCTTATCCGCAGCGGACATCAAGCCGTTGGCGGACGCCGTTGCCACTGCGGTACCGGCTTTCTCGGCCAGCGCTGCGGTAATCGCCTTGTTCTGCACTGGGTTGGCAGACGTAGCAGACAGCGCATTATCCACGTCCACGTCGCCACTCGCGGCAGCTTCATTGATGGCAGCGACCAGCGTGTCCTTTTCCGCAGTGGTCAGGTCGGAAAGATCGCCGATCTGGCGCTGGATCGTCTGCAGCGTCATCTGGTCTGTCGGTGTGTATACATACCCAGCAGGCTTCGCGCGCTTATGTACGATAAAGTCCCGCTGCGCCATCGTGTACGCGCCGGTGTCGTCGGTTACGTAGGCGTAGGCCGTCAGCGTGTGACAGTCCTGCAGCAGCTCGTCCGGGATGATGGCCGTGCCGTCTGTGCCGACGTCCACGTCCACGCTGCAGCCAAGCGCACGATTTTGGTAGTGGATCTGCTCCACGCCACTGCCCACGCGCAAGCGCCGGCCGGTGTCCCACTGCCACAGCGCACCGCGCCCGTCTGCGATTGTGATTGTCATATGATGGCCTCCTTCCACTGCTTCTACAATATAAAAGTGGGAGGAATATTTCTATCCCTCCCCAGATTTAATTGCTCCAGCGGATCTTCCCGAGCGATTTCTGGCTGTAGAAGCACAGGAACAGCGCGTTTTTCTGCTCTCTGCTAAGGTTCAGCCCGTCGATGTACGCAGCGACCTTGTCCATTGCTCCCTGGCCGCTGATGGCCGTGCCGTTGCTGTCGCGCGTCGTCCTCGCGTCGTTCTTGAACTGATATGCTTCCCAGAACGTCCCTGCGTCCAGACCGGCCGGTTTCGCCTGCTCGTTGTACTTCTGCACGGCCTCAACGCTGATACCGTCGCATTCCGGATGCGCCTTGATGAAGTCCGCCGTGTCGATCTTGTTCTGCGCGTCCTCCTGCTTCATCCCGCCGTAGCGCACCAGCATGTCTACCGCGCGAGACCGCGTGAGCTTCCCATCGAGATACAGATTTGTGATGTCGTCGTAGTCCGTGCCGGTCACGACCTCGCACGTCCACTTCTGCACCAGCTTCTGCGCCTCGTCGGTGTCCTTCCCTCCGTACTGCTGCAGGATCTTCAGCGCCTGCTCCTTCGTGATTGAGCGCTTTCCGTCGTCGTCGCCGACGTACCACTTCTCCGTCTGCGAGCGTACCGCAGACTGCAGCTGCTTCTCGCCGATGCCGTGCTCTTTCAGTTCCTTGGCCTGCGCATCAAATGCGGCCTTGTCTCCGCTGAGCACCGCGGCGAGCGCCTCATCGTACTTTCCTTCGCCGGTCGCCCACTTGTCCACCTTCCAGTACGCATCATCCTCGTCGTCCAGGAGCCCTTTGTCGAGCAGCAGCTGCTGCGCCTCTTCGCGCGTAAGGTAGCCGTCCCTCAGGCCGTACTTGATCTGGTTCTCCGGCCCGGAGTCATAGGTGCGGATCGTCCACTCGTCGCCCTTGCCGACAGCTCCGGCGATGGTGTTCCAGAGCGTTACGACCTCGCGGCTCGCCGCGCTGATCGGCAGGCCGGTTGTCTGTGAGACGGCCTTGAGTGTCTTGTAGATCTTCCCGTACAGCGTCATGTTGCCGTTGTACGTCACGTCCGTCGGCTCGTCCAGCTTTCCGGTCTCCAGTTTGATCGTCTCGTCCCAGATTCGATACGCATCGATCAGGTTGCTAATCCATTCCGTGTCCATCCGGTCGTTTTCGTACCCGGAGATCATCGACATGAAATCCTTGAGGATCGGGAGCTTCGAGAGGATATCCACGTCCATGAACAGGTTGCTTTCAAGCGGGTTCACGCCGGAAAACTTTCCGTCTTTATATTTCGCGCCGATCAGCGCGCTCAGGTACTTCTCCCACCACGTGGCGTACTCGTCGTCGTCTCTGCAGGCGTCCACGATTGATTCGGCAAGCCCCGAAGCAGCCGCCGACACAAGATAGGTCGCCAGCGCTCTTGCAATTTTCCCGCTTGCGTTTCTCCACGCTTCTTTTTTGTCTCCGGTCGCGCGCAGCTCCGCCGTGTAGTCCGTATATGCCTTGAGTAAGAGGTTGTACGACAGCGTCGGCTCCGACATAAAGGCCGTAGATACAGCACCGTACACACCGGTCGCGCGCATCGCCTGGCTGCGTGTCATCGTGCTGTCCACCACCTGCGTCGAGTAGACGACCTCGCGGAAGCGTTCGGCCGTCGCCTTCAGCAGCGCGTCGCCGGTCAGCTTCTGCTTGTCACGCGCCTCCGCTTTGCAGGCGTTCCACAAGTGGCCCCATGTAAGCCGGTCGCCCCATTCTGCGCCCTTCATAAGGAATTCGACCGTCGAGTCCTTCCACGTCCCGGCGTTCTTGATCTGGTCGCGGACACCCCTACCGATGTTCGTATCGTAAAAGCCCATCTGCTTCCACAGCGCGATGCCGCTGTGCGCCTCCGCTTCTTTGTATCCGCTCTTCGCGGCAAATCCTTTTGCCAGATACTTCGGGTTCATCACGCCGACCGCGCGCACATACGCTGTCGGCTGCAGCAGCGCCACACGCAGGTTCGCAGCCACGGCCGCCACCTTGTAGTTGGAGAGCATCTTCTTTGCGAAGCCCTCCCCGCGGCCGCCTTCGTTCACGCCGTTCAGGTCCTTGATAAACGTCGTGAAATACTTGTTGGCGTCCGTGCCGTATGCCTGTTCGATCGACCGCTGCACCGTCGTCGTGAGCACGTGTCCGTTCTCGAGCTTCTGCCTCTCGCGGTAGTTGTACCACTTCATCGCGTCGAGGATCGGCAGCGCCAGCGCGTCATACTTCGCCATGTCCGCCATGTGGTTGCTGAACACGTCGAAGATGTCGCGTACAACGAGCGCGTTGTTTGCCTTGTAGACGAGGCTCTTCGTCGCGGACATATTCAGCAGGCGGAACATGTCGTTCTCTTTCGCGCCAGGGTCTTTCGCGTCGCGGTTGGAGTCCATCGTCTCGATGGGGAAGTAGTTCTCCTCCGTGAACGCGCGGTATCCGAAGCGCTCCATCGACACACGGTTGCCCCACGCGCCGCCCTGATCGTTCATGTACTTCTGCAGTTTGTCCGCCACCTCGCGCTGGCGCTTGGTAAGCGCGCCATTGATCGCGGCGATATCCTCCTGCGTCAGCAGGAACGGATCCGGCTGCTTGACGTTTTCCTTGCGCCCACTGTTCTGGATGTCCTCCACGCGCATACCGCCGCCGAGCAGATGGCCGGCGGCCTGCTCGCGCTTCGACAGGCAGTAGAACGCCATCATCTGTGCGGTCGTCATCCTCACGCTCTCGCCGCTCTCGAGCTTAAACGTGTGCGTTTCCTTTGCCCACGCCTTCACTTCCTTCGGCGTGTAGGTCTGCTCCGTGAAGTCCATGACCGCCTTCGTGTTGAAGGCCATCTTGTCCCAGCCGTCGGAAAGCGCCTCGAAGATCGCCTTGCCGCCCTCGCCGAAGCGCTGGAAAGCATAGTACGGCGTCGTGTTCTCCCAGTTGAAGAAACCGGCCGCCTTTTCCCCAGCCTTCGTTCTGCCTTTGGCCTGACCCAGCCGGTCGAGCTCCAGCACCGTCGCCTGTGCCGCCTGCCGCGCGGTCTCAAAGTGTGCGTTGGCCTTGAGCTTGTTCGCGTTCTGGATGCTGCGCGTCAGGATCGTGAGCATCTGGTCGAGCTGCTGCAGTTGCTCTCCGTTCATCCGGTTTACAACGTTCTCGCCTGGGTTCTGGCTGACGATGTCGGACGCAGTGTTGATGTGCTTCTGCATCTCCTCGAGGAATCCATCTGGGATGTCCAGATACAGTCCGAGGTCGTTCGTCCCGTCATCGTTCTGCCCGCGCAGGCTGTCCAGCAGCTTCTGCATCCGGTCAGTATACCGGAGCGAACGCCGAATGTCCTTTTTCGTCAGCGCGCCGCCGTCCAGCGCCCTCTTACTCGTAAAGTCGATGGATTCCAGGAACTCGCCTACCGCCAGCTTCAACGGCTCCGGGATGTGTTCCTTGTCGCTGTTTTTCAGCAGCCAATCGCTCAGGCGCTTCGCCTTCTGCTCGATGCGTGGGCGGTATTTCGCCACTGCCGCGCTTTCCTCCCTACGTGCCTTATCGGCTGCGTCCCGCTCGTCATAGTGCTCTTTCAGCCGCGCAATCTGCTCGTCGCGTTTCTCGCGTTCTCTGGCCACGGCTTCCTGCAGCCGTTTCCGGTTCTGCGCGCGCAGCTCCGCGATGCGCGTGTCATTTGCCTCCCGCAGCTCGTTGATCTGGTTGAGGTAGTGCGCCTTCTGCTGGTCGGCCTTCTTCGCCTGCCGGTCGGCAAACGTTCTCTGCTGCGGCAGGTCGAAAAACTGCTCCAGGATCTCGTTGCTCACGCTCTGCGTCGCTTCGCGCATATACTGTGCGTTCGGGTTGTACTCGTTCACGACATACACCGCGTCCAGCACATCGGCAATGCGGTAGAGCTGGTCGCTCGGCTGGCTCTCGCGGGTCTGGTCAAAGAATTCCGGGTACATCTCGCTCAGCTCCGCATAAACCTGGTCAACGTTCGTCCGCTCGCCGTTTTTCAGCCGCATCCGTCCCATGTTCCGCCGCCGGAAATCCCCGAAGTCTGGGATATCCCCGCGGTCAGCCGCAGACACGACGAGCTGCTGGCTCCTGAAATACTTCCGCAGATCTTCATACTCGCGGTACTGCTCATCGTCAACGGCCGTCGCGTCGCTCACAATGTCGCTTGCGAGTTGCTCTGCCTGCGTGCGGATCTCGCTGTAGCTTGCCTCGTTGCCTCTGGCGATGCCGTCGTACAACTCCTGCAGCCGCCCGGCCACCTCATCCACGTCGAGGTTGCTGCTCGTCTGCTCGATGATCGCGCGCGCCGCTTCCCGCACGGCTTTCGGGTCCGTGGTCGCCTCTTTCGTGCGCTGCGTCTGGCCGCGCCAATACTCCACGCGGTCGCGCAGCATGGCGTTTTCCTTGGCCAGGCTGTTGCGCGTCTTCAGCTCGCGCGCCACCAGCTCGCGCAGCGGTTTCGTGTTCTGCATCCGCGTGAGCTGTGCGTCCGCCCGGCTCACCTGCGCGGCAAGGTTGTCCGCGCGGTTTTTTGCCTTCAGGCGCTCCTCCTTGCTTTCCGCGTTCTGCGCAAGCTCGCGCTGCTGTTCCAGCCTCCGCGTGAGCGAACTGTATTTCTGCAGCTTCTCCCGGTACTCGCGTAGCATCTCCATCTCGCGCACGTTGGCCGCGTCGCCGTCCGCGGCATCGGAGAGCACGTCGCGGTCGGTTCGTGTGTCGTCGCGGTGCTGATAAAGCGCACTCTCTCCGAGTTTCCCAGCAGGTCTGCGCTCGTAGCTATAATGCCGGAGCACACTTTCCGGCAGAACATCCGGGAAATACCGATTGACATAGTCCAGGAGCGAGCGTATACTGATAGCAGAGTCGGTAAGAATAGCTGGCACATCCGTGCTGGTGACGTCTGGCAGCAATGCAGCCGGCTCTTTTTTCGCGTTCACGGCATAGAGAACGTCTATAGAACTCACTTCATTGCTATACCTGTTTACAACGAACTGTACGATGTACGGTTCGTTTTTCGCATTTTTTGCCGCCCCGATCAGCACATAAGACGCCTCCGCGTTTTCCTCACGCGGATTCAATTCGTTGATACGGAGCGAATTCTCCAGAATTTCACCCACGTGAAGCGTGACCGGCGCATTCACAGAAAAGCGCCGGTCCAGCCCGTGCCGCAGCGCTTTTGCGCCAAGGATTACATCATCGCCTGTATCCTTCACGCGAACAACAGCATTACCGTTCTCATTCACACGGCCGATTTTCTTTGCGGCATTGATCGCGCGGGAAACGATGTTCTTGCGCGTCTCGCTCGTTGGCCGGTAATGAACACCATCGTCAATGCCCGTCACCTTCATGTCTGGCTTTGCCGTCAGTGTTTCGTAGGAATAGTCGCGCTCAGAATGCTGCACGCCGCCGATCTGCTTTTCGATCTCGTCGCAGATCCCGCCGACGTTTTCCGTGCGTCTGCCCTCGAGCACGGCGTCCTCGTCGAGCCCCTCTTCAATCAGGCTGGCGATAGAGCCGAAGGCGCTGCTCTCGTCCGGGAACACCATCTTCACGGCTTCCTGCGCGTGATATTCTCCGTCAACGAGCGTTGTGAAGTCCTCCAGGAGCTTGTAGTAGTTTTCGTCCATCACGCGCTCGCCGTTTTCGTAGCGATACGCAAACTGGTCGAATTTCGGCAGGTATCCGTGTTCCTCGCACCAGTCGAGGTATTTCTGCGCCGCCGCCTGCGGGCTGCCGTTCGCGCCCATGTCGTGCAGGATCTGGTTGAAGTTTGGCTCGCGCTTCGCGTCCGGCACGTTCAGCTTCGTCCCGTTTGCATAGCGCGTGTTCTGGAAATCCGTGTAGTCCGTAAATTCCGAAATCTTGACCATGTGCGCTACGATCGGGTTCAGACCGCTCTTGTGGTAAGGAATAACCATCCGGATATTCGGATCCGACATCAATTTGCGGATGTGCGCGTCAGACACGCCGACGCAAATCGTACCGCAGTTGTCGCGGTATCCGTCGGCTTTCTGGATATCCATTGCCGTGTCATAATCAAATGACTCATCGGCCCAGACATAATTCCCGTTCGCATCAAGACCGGCCGAAACGCCGCCCTCAGATACCGCCGGAATCAGCGACATGTTGATCTTCATGCCCGTCAGGCCAAACTGTTTGACGAACAGTGGCTCTTTCGTGTATGCATGTGCGGGCAGCTTCTTTGCGCTCAGGTCGGCGATCATCTGCGCATAGTCAAACACCATGCGCGGCACGTAATCGCTGAAGCTCTGCGCACGCACGCCGCCGACGGCATATGCCTTTTTGGCAGACCAGTTTCTTCTGGGGAGGATGTCGTTGAGGTACTGCACGTCACCAAAGGCAGCCTTCGGCCCGGCAGAGCCCTTTTTGGAATTGTAGAGGCCGAGAAGCTCCGGGTTTTCCCGCTTCACGTTTCCGAAACCGTAGCTCGACAAAAAGTCCGATCTGGACACGAGCTTTCGCGCCGCGGCGTTTTCGCGGATGTACTTTGCCGCCTTGTGCTCCGCCGTAAGTTTGCCATAGGTTCTGAGCACTTCGTCCACGTGCGAGAAATCCAGCGCCGAGTCCGGCATGGCGTCAATGCCAGCCCCGCTCGCCAGCTTCGCGCTGTCCCCGCCATAGTTGAAGTAGTCGATCTGCACGTCAGATCCGGAAGGCACAAGGCTCTTCACGAGGCCGTTGTACAAATCAACAAACGTGTCGGAAACGCTTGCCTGCCGGTATCTCTTCGCGTCCACAAAGCACAGCTTGCACGCAGTCTCAAAGCCATGCTGATGGATGATGTCATTGATCCGGACAATGGATTCTTTTCCAAGATTCATATTGTCCGCTACGCCGCGGCGAACGAGCTCGTTGAGCACGGCGTCCAGCGTTCTGCGCTTTTTGCACACGAGCGAGAAGTCCAGATTCATGGCATACTCGCCGTTCTGCTTGATGACGGAGAAAACCGGCTTTCCGTTCTCGCCGCGCACGACTTCCGCCTCGCTCCACGCGCCAAACGGCGCGTATTTTCCCTCATATTCTTTGCAGATCCGGTAGATCTGCTCGAGCTGTTGCTGAATGTCGACCGCGTCCTCGTGCGTGATGCGGTGGCTCTGCTCCGCTCTGTCGAGCCACTTGCGCAGGTATTCTCTGCCGTCCTCGTCGTAAGTGCGCAGCGAGAAAACGGCAGCGCCTTCGCCGTTGCTCTCCGCCACAAACTCGCCATGCTCGTCGGTCACCTGCCCGGCGTGGTCGAAGTCTGTTTTGCCGTTTGCAGCCTTCGTCTTCGCCGCGTCCACCAGCGCATCGTCCCAGAGCTTCTGCAGCTCATGCATCCGGTCGAGCATGGCTCTCGCCTCGTCGTGTGTGGCACGGTCGCCCTTGAACGCAGCGCGCAGCTTCTTCACGAAGTCGCCGATCCAGTCGCGGATCTTCTCGGCAAGGCTGCGGTTCTCGTTTGCCAGCCGCTGCACGGCCTCGGTGTTGCGCAGCATCATCTCGCACGCATCGGCCACGACCTCGTCCATCGCGCTGTCCATCGTCAGCTCGCCGGTCGAGCCGTTGTCGATCTTCTGCTGGGCGAGACGCTCGATGCTGTCACCGCTCTCGAGCACATGGTTCGCCACGAATTCCTTCAGCGCCTCGTACTGGCCGCTATTTTGCTGGATGAAGTGCGTCAGCTCGTGCGACATCGTCTTCAGGATGGCCGTCTCGCCGATGTCCACGTTGTTTTTCCCAGCGTTGACGTCCAGATAGATCGTGCCGTCGCGGTATGCGCCGTTCATGCCGAGATACTTGCCGCCCTCGTCGGTCTGCGATTCGAAGAACACGACGTTCACGCCGGTCGCCTCGGCCACCTTGCGGGCAACGTCTATCGACGCCGTCTGCTTGCGTGTTAGGCCCGCCGTGTTTACAGCAGCAAGCGCCACGCCGCCGAGCTTCCCACCTTCCAGCGTCACGCTCCCGGCCTGAATTTCGCCGCTCTTGGCCGCCGCATTCTTCGCGGCAGATTCCCTGCGCGCCGCAGCAAGGCCGGTCTCGTAGGCGAATTTCCGCTGCTCCGGTGTCAGGTACGATGCCGCGCCGCTGTTTTCGAGCACGGCGTAGTTTTTCACGCCCGCGCGGCCGTAGGAATACGCCACCTCGTAGGCATTGGCGTAGCGCTCCACGTCCTGCCCGTTTTGGTAGTTGGTGTACATCTGCGGCGCAGTCTCGCCGTATTTTCCCGCGCTCTCGGCGAGCAGGCGCGTGCCTTCCGGCAGCTTGGCGTCCTTCACGGACACGCGCTGCACGTCGCCGTTTTCAGCCTTTACGGACAGCTCCACGCTGCCGCTCTCCTGGTTGTATCGAAGCGCCTGCACCTGCGCGGTCGTGCCGTTCACCTGCACCTCGGCGTTCTTCTCCGCCTGATGTGTCTGTGCCTGTCCTTCGTCCGCCTTGCGCGCTGCGCCATAAATCGCGTTGCGCTCCAGCTCGGCTGCGTCACGCATATGGCTGCGCGCCCATGCGTTCGTGGTCCGGTCTGCATCGCGCGTGAACATGGACGCATACTCGTTCGCCGCGCGCTGCGCCTGCTTGCTGGCGTCAAATTTTCGCTGTTCCTTGCCCGTCAGCTCCTGCCCCTTGATCTGCTTTACCACGAGGCCGGTCAGCTCCTGCACATCGTTTTCTGGCGCACCGAGCGCACCCAGACGGTCAGAGACCGCCTGCGTGAGATTTGCTTCCTGTGTCGCCTCGTAGAGCTTGCCGGTGTTGCGGTTCGTCTGCTTCTTCCCAGCCAGCTTTCGGAGGTTTTCGTCGCCGCTTTCCTCTGCAGCGTGGCGGAGGATGTCCGCGTAGTCGTTGGCCGTGATCTGCCGGCCGGTCTCGCGGTAATTCGCGCTGCGCATCCCGGCGTTGAGCGCCATGTCGCCGCCGGTCATCACGCCGCCGGAGATCGCGCCTCCGGCAAAGTCCTGCGCAGTCTGGCCGAGCCAATCGAGCCACGCCCTGCGCGTTGCCTCGTCCTCGCTCATGCCGTCTGCCTGATAGGCGGCGATCGTCTGGTTGATCTCGCTCTTGTCGGCCATCACGATCGCGTCGGAGATGACGTTTGCGATGTCCGTGCAGACTTCCTCGCTGCCTTCCACGAAGCTCTGCTTGAGCATATCCTTAACCAGCGTCTTCGCGGTCTTCTTCCCGGCGGCCGCCGACGTGTGGAACATGCGCAGCTTATCCAGGCTGATGTGCTCAAACAGCGCCTCGGCCGTGCCGTAGAGCAGGCCGACCGACATGGCCTGCGAGTCCGACGCACCGCGGTCATACGCGTCCGTGATTGCTTGAGATGCCGCAGCGCCGCCGAGGATCACGTCCGCCGCGCCGTGCAGGCCGGTCGCGCCGCCGATGGCCAGCGTTGCCAGGCTGTCTGCCATGCTCATGCCGGTGTTGTACAGGAACGACCCGATGCCGCTCATATCCTCGGAAACGCTCCCGCGGATGGTGTTCGTCACCGTGCTCGGCACCATGGATTTCGTATAGCGGTCGACGGCCATTTTTTCGCCCGTGAACGGGTCTGCCCCGTTCAGCGCATTCTGTGCCGCGATGTCGAGCGCGCCCGCTCCGGCCATCATATTCGCGCCGACAGACATGGCGGAAGAAAGCCACGGATGCTCCTTGGCCTCCTGTGCGACCTGCTGTGCCATTTCCGCAGCCTCGTTTGCGTGCTGCTGCGTGAGCGCGTAGTTACGGATGCCGTTGATCTGCTGGTCACTGTAGCCGTAATCACGCAGCTGCTGCTCGAAGCTGCGCACCGTGTTGCGCGCGTTCGTGGCGTAGTCACTGTTTTGCACCACGAATGCGGAGTTCCCGGCCATCGCCATCTCCGTATTCGCGCTCTCGCTCACACTCAGCGCCTTGCTGTAGTCGGAGAGCGCCTTCTGCATCTGCGTGTCCCACTTGCTGATCTCGTCATCGTAGGTCTTCTTTGTGAGCAGGCTCTGCGCTTTCCCGATCTTCGCTTTTCGCTCATCGATCTGCCCCGAGAGCGCGAGCGCCTCCTGCTGGCGCTTGGCATAGTCCGCGTCCGTGCTCCCGGCGGCCATGCGCGGCATATTCCGGCGCTGCCGTTCAATGCCGGAAATCTCATTTCGCCACGCGTTGATCTGCTCTTTCAGCTCGTCCGCAGACCAGTAATTCATCTGGCTCTTGTTCAGCCAATCATATTCCGCCTCGGCCCCCGGCGTGTTCTTGAGCTGCGCGAGCGCCGCATTCACGTCCGTGCGGGTCTTGCCCTTGTATTTCTTCGGGTAGGCGTATGACACGTTGAAGTCGTTCTCGTCCTTGAACTGGTTCTGGAAATCGAAGGCCGAGTGCACGGCTCTGCGCAGAACGTCGACGTCGTTTCCGGTGTCATAGCCGGCACCGCGAAGCACGTTCATGGCCGCCTGATAGTCGCTGAATGCGTTCTGCAGCGCGCCGCGATTCTCGCCGGTTAGATACGATGCATTCGCGTTGCCCATCTGCTGCAGCAGGTTTTTACGCTGCTCCTGCGCCGAAGCAAGCGTTTTCTCGGCGGAGAATCCCGTGCTCTTGAGCCAATCGCCAATGGAGATTGCTGCTTTCTTGACTGTCATCTACGTGCCCCTCACTTCCTGGAGTTATTCATGTATCTCAGCCTGATGGCGCTGTCGTCCGATATCAGGCCGTTTTCCGACGCGCTGCGGATGAATGCATTCACGTCCGCGATCGGTACGCCTTCCTTGATCATCTCTTTCACTCTGCCCGCCACGGCCGCAGCGGATTCTACTGCGCTCGCGTCCGTGATGTCGATGTCGTTGTGCGTGATCCCGCTGCCGGGCTTGTGTGCATACGGAGACGGTGAATCCGTCTTCCCCGGCTGCGTTCCTCCGCCTCCGTATCCGCTCCTGCTTCTTCTGCTTCCACCGCCCGACCCCCCACTCTTATTTGACGCTGCTGCCTTCTGCTGCTGGTAATACTGCTGCAGATACGCCGCCTCGTTGGCAGACATACCGGCCGCCGCCAGCTCCTCGTCCGACGGCTGGTATCCTGTCGTCGTGATCAGGGACGACAGACGGCTCCAGGCGTTCTGCTTGCGCTCATAGTCCGTCTCCTCCTGCGTGAGCCTGCGGTTCTCCTCGGTTTGCTGGCGGTTGTAGGTCGTGTCCTCGTCGCTGCGCTCGAGCTGCAGCCGGTTGTACCACTGGTTGTAGTCACGTTCGTAGGCGCTGTCGGCGTTGCTGCGCGCCATGGTGTAGAGGTTCATCAGGTTCTGGCCTTCCTGATTGTAGCGGTTGTAAGCTGCATTATACAGCTCAGGCACGACCTCGTTGAGCTTCTGCAGATAGCTGTTATACGCCTGCTGCCCCGCATTCTGGCTGTATGTGCTTCCGTAGCCTCCGGTCAGCGCCGCCGCCTGCCCCATGGTGTCCTCCATCGCGCCGCGCCCCATCTGCGCGTACAGGTCGCGGTACTGCTGGTAGAGCTTGTCCTTGTTCAGGTCAAACGTGAATTCCCCGCGGTTCATGATCTTGTCGTAGATTGCCGTCGCCTGATCGTTCGCGCGCTGGTATGCGTCGTTCTTGCTCGGGTCATAGGTGTAGCGGTTTTCCGGCAGGTACTTCGAGTAGTAATCGCTCGTCTCATAGTCCAGACCCTCGCCCTTGATCTTCGCGTTGCGCAGCTTCTCATACCGTGCTGCGCTCGTGTAGTCTCCGGAGGCCGCAGCCTTCTCCATCAGGGAGGCGTAGTCCGTCTGTGTGTCATACGGCGTGTCCACCTTCGGCAGATACTGCGCGTACTGGTTCGTCGTCTCATAGTCCATGCCGCCGGACTGGATCTTCGCGTTGCGCTTTCGTTCCAGGACGGCTGCCTTCTCGTTGTTCCCGGCAGCCGCCGCCTGATCCATCAGCGTGGCATAATCCACGCTGTCGTCAAACTCGACACCGTTGTAGTTTTTCTTTGCCATATGAGTCCTCCATCACAGTGCGCGGATACGATCCGCAAAGTCGCAGGCGAAGATTTCCCCTGTCTGGCCGCTTTTTGCGCGGATCGCATCGGCAATGCCCTTAAAAAGCTCGCCGAGATTATCGACGTACTGCACCGTCGGTGCGTCTGAAAACGCCGTGATATGCTTATCCAGCCACTCCTTGCTCGGCTCCAAACCAGCGCCGAAGGCAGCGGTCAGGTCGATCAACATACAGGACGTGAACCAAAACGGCGTGTTCTTTCCGTTATTATTGTTGTAATCGAAGCGGCAAGTGTAGCTGCCATCTCTAAAACTTGTGCGCTCAAATACCGCTGACAGGCGCACCCACGTTCCCGCTGCAGCATTAAAAGCTATGTTTTGCGCTGCACAAGGCTCGGCAACCGGCCAATACCAATCACAAGTGCCCTGTGTAGCTGACGCGAACCGCACCTTGAAGCTGATATAGTATTTGTGTGATGCAACCAGACTGTGCGCTGTGGAGGATGTCAGTGTGCACTCCCCAGCACCGGACGGCGTGATTTTAACGCTGGACGCGGCCCCGTCGCCCGGCGTCATGGATGAGTTGAGCCACGTGCAGTTTCCGCGCCTGGCCCCGAACCAACCCTTTCCGTTGTTTGCCAAGATGTTAGTCATAGATACAGTGGTAGCCATAATATGCCCCCCTTAGTACGCGCTGTTGATTGCTGCTACGATTGCAGTATCAACATAGGACTTGATTGCGTTGGCAATCCCAAGATCGCCAAACAGCTCGGCGGGCGTGCGATAGTACACCCAGCCGCTGCCGTCCAGCACGGCGATCTTGCCCGGCGTTTTGCCCAGATTCGTTGCCGCCGTGGATTGCAGCCATGTGCCCGTGATGTACTTGCCAGTCAGGTTGCCGGTCAGCGTGCCACCAGAGGTAGACAGCTTGCCGTCGAGCGCGGCTTTGATGACCTTGTTTTGTACCGGGTTGGTGGACGCCGCATTCAGCTCCGCGTCCACGGTGATGTCGCTGCCAGCAGCAGCCACCTTGTCATCGACGTACTGCTTGACGACATGGTTTGCGACGGGGTTGTTTGACGACCCGGACATGGCACTATCAATGGTGATCTTTGTTGCGCCCGCCGCGATCCCGTCAAGTTTGTTCTTGTCAGATGCGGACATAAGACCGTTTGCGCTCGTGGTCGCCACTGCTGTTCCCGCTTTACCGGCCAGTGCTGCGGTAATCGCCTTATTCTGCACTGGGTTTGTGCTGGTCGCCGACAGCGCATTATCCACGTCCACGCCGCCGCTCGCAGCGACTTCGGCGATTTTTGCCTTGACGTAGGCCACGTTCGCCGCGTAGTTTGTCTGTGCGTCCGTCGGCGTTCTGATGCCAGCCACACGCACCGGCCAATTTTCCGGGCCACAGTCAAGGGTGATAGTATAATCTTCGTCGTTGACTTTTGAGGGCACAATATGCACCGCGAAGTTGCTGTCCGTAATGTGGTCGGGGCACATTGACACAGTGCCAGTAGTGGTGGGCGCTACGCTACCAACAGCTTCAATATTCTTACGAGCCTGTTGCTTCTGCTCGAAAGTGAGCGTTTGAGCGGTATACAACACAGCGTCCTTGGCAGGATGGGAATCGACGTATTCTTTAGTTGCAATTTCCGTGTCTTCTTTAGGGGCGGAGGCCATAGAAAGCTGGGGCAAAGCGAGCTTAGAATCAAGCACAGGCATGGTCTCATGCGACACAGTGCAACTACCATCGCTATTCACTGATACTACGTTCAACACAGAATACCAGGCGCTCCTATCCACCGCAGAAAACATCAAATTGGTGGGCGTGTCTTTGACTAGAGACGCGCGAATTGTGGGGTTGCCTTTCGGGTCTACGATTTGCATAAATACGGCTTTCCCGCCAGTGATTGCATCTCGAATTTGAGCAAACGTTTTATCTAACGTTGCTGCGCCGCCAGAGGCGAGGGTTGCCGTAATCACAAAATCGCCTGAGGACGGCTCTTTAAGCTCCCACTTCGTCCCATTGATAGCCGGGACTTTTCCGTTGTCACTGCCATCACCAGCGGGGATAGGCAGAGCGCAATAGCGATAAAAAACATACGCGGCCGTATTATTGTTTATTTTAGTTATCCAGATAGCATCAGCAATTGTCGCAAACCCCAAAGGAGCGTCAGTTGCGGCGTTAATAAACAAAAAATTGATATTGCCTAGCTCTTTATCACCTGAGAGTCGTGCCTCTAGGGATTCAGCAACCAAATTGGTTTTGTCTGAGCTGTCATAGAAACGCGCAATAACTTTATTGCCGGATTTCATTAGGTCAAAAACGGAATCAAAAGTTTGACTAGATGCGAGAGCAACGCCGTATGCCTTGAAGGTTTCGACATATTCTACGCCCGAACCGGTCGGCCAGAAATCAACATATACCGTCGTGTCAACCTTTGCATCTACATACGCTTTTGTGGCCGCGTCGTCATCGCCGGTTGGTGTGCCAACAGCGAGACGGGCGTATTGTACCCCGCCGCCAGATACAGGGCTTGTAACCTTTGCCGCGTTCTCGCCGGACACGCCGAAAGAAATGCTTTCTTCCGTTGCTGGATCGTGCAGTGCAACAATCGGTGCCATCAGAAGCATATCTGAACTGATTTCGCTGCCTGCTTTGATGGAGCTAGAAAATTCCGAACTCATCCCGACCTTTAGGCCGCCGGTGATCTCGGCACTGCCTTCAATTTTTCCGCCAGTCTTGTCGTACTTTTTCGCTGTCATGGCCTTAATCAGCGCAACCAACTTGGCCACCGCCAGCGGCCCAACCGCTTTGTTATTGTCTGCCATTGTAGTGCCCCCTTATCAATTTGCGTCCCAGATAGCTTGCATCTCGTCCGCAGACATGTACATCACGCCGCCGCCAGCCGCAAGCGCATCCAGCTTGGTCTTATCCGCAGCAGACATCAGGCCGGCCGCGGACTGTGTGGCCGGTGCTGTGCTGGCTTTTCCGGCCAGTGCGGCAGCGATAACTTTATTCTCAACCGGGTTTGTTGATGTGAGTGAAAGTGTGCTATCAACAATGATGGATGCTCCGCCACCACCTTCGCCGGCCGGCGTGCGCCAGCCCGTGTCATAGTCGCTGCCGGACAGCTTCGTCAGCGTCTGCCCGGTCGTTCCGCCGCTCGGAAGGCCGTGCCCGCTCTTTGCTTCCAGATCCCGCAGCGCCTTTCGCAGCTTTTCCAGCTCTGTACGGATCGCGGCAGTATCTGCAGCGCCGATTCCGGCCTTGTTCCCGTCGTCTGCCTGATTGAGCATATCCACGAGCTGCCAGATGTACGAGCGTAGCTGGGCAAGCTGCTCCTCTGCGCTGCCGGTCACTGCATACGTCTGCGGGTAATCAAATGTCAGCATACACATCGCTCCCCGCCTCGAATATCTTTGCGAAGCTGTAGATGCGCACGTTCCCGCTGCCCTCGAGCCGGATGCGGAAATGGTCGCAGCGCCTCGGCCGCACTGGCAGCATGAACGTGCGCGTTCCCACGCCCTGGATGCGGCCCTGGTTGTGCCACACACCGTCGGAGTCATACTGCACGAGCACGTCCATGTACGCGCCCTGCGCGAGGCTCATGCGGATGTTGAACCGGCTGACGTATTTCTGCTCCACCGTGCTGTAACCGATCAGCCCTGTCTCACAGCTCCATGCCACACTGCCTTCTTCCGTGCCGCTCAGATCAGATCCCTGGTTGTCGTGCGCGATCTCCTCGATGCCGCCGGCCGCGCACAGCAGCGAGCCCAGATGTTCCGTGAAGTCGACAATGCTGCCGTTCGGCAGGCTCTCGCGGTACCACGCCCCGCGCCGTGTGTCCAGAACGAGCAGTCGGTTTCCCGGAGGCGTATTCATCTGCAGGTAGAGATAATACTTGTCGCGGTACGCCGCCGCAATGCTTGTCACGCTGCCCGGCCGCGAAAGCGAATTCAGGTTCAGCTTCTCGCTCACGTCCGTCGGCGCGCCGCTTCCGTCGTAAGCGCACACGCAGTCGCGCGCCTTGTAAAACAGCACACCGTTGACCACCGCGAGGCTCTTTGCGCCCCCCGGCTGTACGCCGCGCATCGTGTACTCCTGGATTCTGTGTGCGCCGCTCGCGGACACATACACCTTGTGCATCCGGTCTTCCTTGAAAAACAGCGGGTAGCCCTGATAATTCACAGCGCCCGTCCAGCGGCCGTCAGACCCGACCGAGGCGGCATAGCTGTCCGTGCTCACGCCTGCGTATTTGCGCCACACGTCGAAGCGCCCAAGCGCGCTCGCGTAGATCTCGTTGACAAGCTTCCCGTCCACCGTGCCGTACTTGCAGCCCCAGAGGCGGTTCTGCGCCTCGATGACATAGTCCATGTCCGGCAGATCCATCGCCGCCTTGACGTATACGCCCGGCGGCGTCTCGTTGATGTAATACCGCACCACGACCTTCGGAGCATAGGCGTCCAGCACGAGGTAATCGTCCCCAGCGGCCAGCACCGCGCGGTACGTACCGTCCGCAAGGTTATCCCCGCCGAGAAGGCCGAAGTACGCGCTCGTGTTCACATACGAGATCTTCACATAGTCCTCGGGCGCGAAGCCGCTGCCGATCCCCTTGCATTTGAGCCGCATCACCGGCACATCCTGCGCCACCCAGTCCTTCTCCGTGCCGCTGTAGACATATGGCGTTCGCGTCTCGTTGTCGATGTATGCGTCCCCGTTTTTCGGCGCGGATGGTTTGTTGCTGTTGAGATAGTAGTAGGTGATCCCGCCCTGCATCACCGTGCGGTTGCTGCCGAAGGTCACGCTGTGCGTCTCACTCGTCGTGTACACGGTCTTCCCGTCCCGGCTGCACGGCTCCACCAGCCATATGGCATAGACCGTGATCGTCTCCTGCCCGTCCGGGCCGGAAACGGCGTTTGTCTCAGAAAACAGGTACGTCCCGGCCGCAGCGGAAAACATCTTTTCCATGTTCCCGTGCGTGCCGTCGGCCGTGTTGTACCACACCTTGTCCGGCCAGATGAGCAGGTATGCGCCCATACTCACGAACCGCTTCGAGCCGGCGTGTGCCAGATCCATGACTTTCTTGCCGTCGGCATAGAAGCCGCAGGTCTTTGTCGTGCTGTCATATCCCGAGATGTAGTAAAGCTTATCCCCTTTTGATACCATCGCCTTCAGGTTTTCGGCCGGAACCTGAAGTGTATTTCGCTGCTTTCTTGTCGCCAGCAGCGGGTAATCGTCGCCGCACAGATTCTCCATCTCGTAGAATTCTCCCTCGGGGATCTTGAGGTTGTGGTTGTAGCCGCCGAAGGTATCCGTCACCTGCTGCGAGCGTGCCGTTTCCTGAATCGTCGGATATGTCGGCATCTGTCATCCCTCCCTCAAAACCGGAATGTTCCGGGGTCCTTCGCCATGTGCGCGCGGTTATACCAGTTGCGCCAGCGCGAGAACGCCGCGTTGAACAGCGTGATGCTCTGGCTGTATTTGCCCGCCTCGCCGTTTTCGCGGTCGATCATGGCCTGCAGGTAGTTGTTGTACACGTCCTCGTCATACGGGCTGCCGACGAGCAGCTCCGTGCTCATGCTCGTGTTCTCGCCGTAGCCGTCGAACGTCTCCGTGCCGCCCTCGTGCGTGCGGATCACTTCCTGCCAGATCATCCCGTCAAGGCGCGACAGCCATCGGATCTTTATGTCCTGCGAATACTGGTTCGGCCGCAGGGCGTCCACCATCGTGATCGCGTCCGAAATCGTCATAGTCTCTGCTCCTTATACTGAAAAAGGGAGGCGTGATTGCCGCCTCCCGTGGGTTTACTCCGCCTGCTGTGCGGCCGCCGTCGCTTCGTCCACGAACGCCTCGAAGGCGTCCCGCGCGCGCTCAGACCGGCGGATCTCGTCGGCGATGTAGCGCGGCACCTTGGACTTCTTGCCCTTCGGAATCAAAAAATTCTTTCCGTTGACGCTCACGAACAGGTTCGGGTCTTCCTTCGCGCCTGCGCGCGGGATGAAGATCTCCTCCAGCTCATACGGATCCGGCAGCTTTTCAGCCGCAGCCTCAGTCTTCTTTTCGGTTGCCATGGGTACGCTCCTTTCTCACATCAGCCGGAGACGCCGCAGCGCCTCCGGCCGTATTGGTTTCGCCTCAGTTGGCGGCGTCCGTCGCGCTGTAAGCAGACGTGCTCATCACGCGCAGCAGGCGCTCGGTGTACAGCACGGTCGCGCCATTGGTCTCGAACTTGTAGCCGATGGTGCTGAACTGGTTCAGCGGGCCGCCGATCTCGGACTTGTCGTGCACGATCATCTCCAGCGCGCCGCCCTCCGGATCGATGATGCCGAAGGCGTCCTTGCCGAAGAAGTAGGTCGCGTAGGTCGCGCCTTCGCTTTTGTTCTTGTAGCCAGTGCCGGTCAGGACGGGCGCGAAGGTGTTCTCGATGAAGCGCACGCCGTGCAGCTCGCCGATCTCGCCGTTGTAGATCTCGTCCGGCTGGGCGTACTTGTGCGCCTCAATCCACTCTTTGGACTTGCGCAGGTCGTAGGCGACGGACGGATGGATCACGGCGTAATACTTGCCGTTGATGGTCGGCACGCGGTCCTTCTTCATCTTCGTGACCGCCTTGGCGATCATGTCCGGCGTCAGGTAGGCGTAGCCGTCAGCAGCGCTCGTGCCGCCGCCGGCGCCCATCTCGGCGCAGGAGGTCGGCGTGGAGATATACGCGCCGGCCGCGCTGAGGTTGTCGCAGTAGAGCACGTTCGTGTTGGTCAGCAGCGCGTCGCGGATGAGCTTTTCCTGCGTCTCCGCGGCGCTTGCGCCCATCTCCTCGGTCGCGCCGAGGATCACGTCGTCGTAGGCGCGCAGCTCCAGGCGGTCGGTAATGCTGGTGTACGTGCCGTACTGGTTGATGCTGCCCTCGAGCTTGGTCACGCCGAACTTCTGGCCGGTCGGGATCACGCCTTCGGCCAGCTTGCTGGCCTTGTCAAAGGTGTTCCACTTGCGCCATTCCACGGTGCCGCCGTGGTTTTTCGGCAGCGCCTGCTTTTTGCCGAACTGGGCATAAAACATCTCGGCGCGGGCGTTTTCCAGCAGCTCCGTGTCGTAGAAGGTCTTGAGCTCCGGCGCAAGCGTGTTGGTGCCGGAGAAGGCGGTCACCGTGCCGGTCGAGGCGTTGACGTAGTTGCCGGTCGCGTTGACCAGCGTGCCCGCGTCCGCGAAAAGCTGCAGACCGAGCATGGAATAAAGAATGGTCTTCATAAAATAGCTTCCCCTTTCAGAAAATGTCGTTCGTCCGGGAGGAGCCTCCGCACGTCGTCAGAACGTGCCGGGATAGAGCTTCTCCCCGTTCGCCGCTGCGATGTTCATGCGGCGCTTGATCTCGTCGCGTCTCGCGCGCGACATCGTCGTCGGGGCAGAAATGGATGCCGCCTGGGATGCGCTGCCGTTCTCTGCCGGCCTGCGCTGCCCGGCCTGGATGCTGTTGCTGATCTGCTGCGCGGTCTTCTGCGCTGCCACCTGCATTGCCGCCGTCTGGATCTCCTTGCGGTGCACAGCAAAGTAGGCGTCCTCCACGCTGATCAGGCTGCCCGGCGCGGTCAGCCGCGCGAAGACCGGGTTCTCCAGCTCCGTCTGCAGGTCAAAGTCCGGATACATCTCCTGCAGCTTTGCCGCCTGCTGCACCAGCCCGTCGAAATGCGCCTGCAGCCTGCGCTGCTCAAGCGTCTGCTCGTTCTGGTGCTCCAGCAGTTCGTTGCGCCGCTCCAGCTGGTCGATACGCATGGCCTCCTCGACGGGGATGCCGAGCTCGTCCGCCCGCTCCTCGTAGTACGCCTTATCCTCGGTCACAGCTTTGTTCAGCGCCTGCACGTCCAGCTTGGAGATATCCTCTGCGTCGATGCCGTACTTGCGCGCCATCAGCTCCAATGCCGGCGTCAGGTCCTTGAGCGCCTGCTCGGACTTCTTCGACTTTGCCAGCCGCTTCTGCATCATCTTCTGCGCCTGCTCGTTGTACTCGGGATCTGCCATGATCTCGTCCCACGTCAGGCGCTTCGGCACTTCCTGCCCGTCATCGGTGCCCTTCGCAGCGTCGTCCTGCGTCTGCGCCGCCTCTGCCGCTACCCCGTCGTCACGGTGCATGGCCGATACGCGTGCTCTCGACCGCTTGCTGATCTTGTCCGCCGGGACACCAAGCCCGGTCAGGATGCGCTCCCCGGCGTCGGGAGCCGTTACGCCCGCAGCACCTGCACCATCTGCGCCTGCGCCCGCTCCGGCAGAGCCGCCGGCCGCGCCACCCGCGCCGCCTTCGCCGCCGAACACCTGCAGGCCATGCAGCATAGCCAGTGCCTTGATGTCAAATCGCATAAGGATGCCTCCGTCAAAAATCTGTGGTAGGCCACGACCCTGTCAGCCGCCGGCCGGAGTTGCACCGGCACTTGCAGTCCATCGCTGCAGCGCGCCTCGCAGCGGCATAGATACCCACGCAGCAGCCTCCCGCTGCGTGGGTGCCAAGAGAAAAGGAGATGGGAAAATGGGAAAATGGGAAAAGAAAGGAGGTACACACGCGAAAGCCCCTGCACCCTCGCACCTCCAGCATACAAAAAGGCCGAGAGCTTTCTCTATCCCTCGGCCCCGAATCTCTGAAAATTTTTTATCCGCGCACCTCGTAGCGCACGCGCTCCGGGTACATCTGCCGCAGGATATCGAATCCCGCGCAGATCTGGTCGCAGATCATCTTCGCGCACGCGCGCCATCGCGGCGATGCAGCGCACACGATCTCTGCGTGCCCGCTGCCCAGCTCCACGCTCGAGCCGCGGGCCTGCCCGGCGGCGTCCATGTTGCCCACGGCGGCCGCCAGCGTGTACACAAGGATCGTCACAGCCGCGCATACGATGTCCTGCCCCGCCTCGGCAAAGCCAGCGTGCCCGTCGGCCGTCAGCCGAAGCCGCACCCGGTCGTACACGATCTCGATCATGCCTTGCTGCCCCCCTTGACCACGGCTCCACCGCCCGGCTGGGCAGCGTTTGCGCTCGCCTCCCGCGCCTTCGCGGCGATCGGGTGCTCGTCGGCCTTGATGCCGGAGATCTCGTCGCTTTCCTGCATCTGCGGCGCGGCGCTTGCACCTGCACCCGCCTGCGCCGGCATTGCGATGCCCATGTCCGCCGCGATGCCCTGCACCATGTCCGGCCGCGCGATCTGTGCCAGCGACAGCGCCAGCTGCTGATACTGCTGCAGCCGCTGCGCCAGCATGCCGTTGAGCTGGATCTTCTGCATCACGCCGTCCTTGCCGTCAAAGTCCATCATGTCCAGACACGCCAGCGCCTGGTCCGTCATATTCGGGTTGAAGAAGCCCATCTGGAAAAACTGCAGCGCCAGCTCGTTCTGGCTCACGCGCGTGTACACGTTCTTCTTCTGCGCTGACACCTTGATATCGAACACCGGCAGCCGCATCCCCATGTCCGCGCCGAAGGCCATGCCCTGCGCCTGCGGCTGCAGCCCCCGGTTGCTGTAGGACACGAACTGCTCCATGCCCAGCTCGCCCACGATTCGGAAGGATCTCGGCAGGTCGTAAAACTGCCGGATCAGCTCGATGCACAGATTCACGATCTTGCTGTATGCGCGGTATGCTGCCAGCGTGCTGTCCCGGCTGCCCTTGCCGCTTGCCTCCTGCAGCGCGGCAATGGCGCTCGCCGCCGTCACGCCGGAGGTCACGTTGCCGGTCGCCGTGTCGGTGTTGCCGCTGGTCTCGCGCAGTTCGTTGACCATGGTCGACCAGACGTTGATGTAGTTTCCGGGCAGCGCGTTGTAGTCGATCGGCCGGATGCTGTCCTGCCCAAGGTTGCCGTCCACGTGCACCAGCGGTTTTTCCGTGTCCAGCAGCTCCTGCTCGTTCACACTGCCGTCCTCGCGCATAAAGTAGCGCGGCGTCGCACCCACCACGGCGTTGCGCACGAGGCTCGTGCCCAGGCTGTCGATGGCCGTCTGCGGGTTGCGGCAGATATCCACGTATCCGTACCCGCACGGCGAGCCCTCGACCGGGAACAGCGCGTCGAACACATACGGGTACAGCCCGTGATCGTACAGCCCCCGCTCGCGGTACTCCGGATCGTTTTCCGTCGCGTACAGCACGATGTCGCCGATGTACTTGCAGTAGTGCAGCACGCCACCGCGATGGTAGTACACGTCGATCACCGTGCTCTTCCGGTCCGTCGGCACGTTGTCGTCGTACAGAAACTTGGATGCATAAAAGTCGTTGCCCTTGAGCTGCCCGCGCAGCTGGGGATACTGCTCCTCGAGCGCTTCGTTGTCCATCAGCTCCGTGTGGTACACGTACCGGCTCTTCTGGATGTCCGTGATGCCCGGCTCCCAGAAAAGGTTGAGCACGTTCACGCGCTCGATGCTGATGTCGCCGAGGCCGCCAAGCTTGCCGCTGTCCCACGTGATCTTGTACACGCACGTGCCGTACTTCATTTTGGCCCACATCGCGTCGCTCCACGTCGCGTCGAAGGCGTTCTGCTCCAGCACGCACGGCACGATCGCCGACAGCATCTTCGCCTCCTGCTTGTCGCCTTCCTCGCGCGGCAGGATGTTCGGCTCGGGGTACGATTCCACCGCGTCCGCGTGCTTATTGACGATGACGTTGTGCAGCCACGAGCTCCGGCTGCGGAAGCCTCTGTACATCTGGTTACCGGCCTTCTCTTCCTCCGGCTGGTTGTGCAGCTTCCACCACTGCTCGGCCGCGATCATGCGCCGCTCGGTGCTGGCCTTGCCCACCTTGTACTCGTGCAGCACGCGGGAAAACTCCTGCAGCTGCTCGCGCGTGATCACGTCCTCCGGCGGCATCACCTGGCCTCCGAGCGCCTGCGCATCCGTGCCCGGCTGCGTGCCGCTGATAGCGATATTGTCCATACTTACCTCCCGTTTTTATCACCAGATCGCGCCGTAGCGCCCCGGCTTTTTCATCTGATTCAGCGGATCGGACAGCACCGGCTCTTCCTCTGTGGCCAGCATCGGCTTCACCGGCCGCGACATACACAGAT